ATGTAATCTTATCATTTCTTTTAGCAAACTCTCCTGTAAGAACATTAATAACATTAGGTATAATAGGAAAGAATTTTAACTCAAATGCAGATAAATCTTCTTGAGTAAGTGTATCTATTAAATCAGCATACTCATTATTTTCTTCAACAATATAATCTGTTTTGTCTATAATACCATTGGCTAACTTATAATTTTTTAATAAACGTCTTGCATTACGTCTTATTTGTTTTAGACCTTGCATTTCTAACCAATCTAGATTCCATGCTGCCCATTGCTCATTTTTTTGTGAAGCAAGCAAAAACTGAATAGGCTGAGTAAGTGTACCCATTCTATTATATTCTGTAGTAGCACCTCCTTTAAGTTGAAGAGCATTATATAATTTTGGCATGTTGTATGTTATTTAAAATTTCTAAATGGATTGCGTGGTTTTGTCATGCCACTATTTACACTTTTATTTTTTCCCATATGACGAAAAGGACTCACTTGTAATTTAGCATAATTATTTGACTTTTGCAAATTATCATCTTCTCTTTCAGTACGTTTAGTATATCCTCTATTAGATTGTTGTACTTGTGCAAATGCTACCATGGCACAAAATGCAACTAATCTATCTACGTTAAGTCCATCTCTATATGCTTGCATTTCTTTTAACAACATTATATCAGGTATTCTTTCAATACCATATGTTGTTTTTACAATTGTACCATCTGGTTTTGTTTCATGATCTAACTCTTCTTCTATAAATTGCTGTGCATATGATATAAGATTTGTCTTAAATAATGTACTAACATTTCTCCAACCATATTCTTGAAATACATTTGTATTACTTTGCAATTCTTTTAAGAATAATATTTGACTTTTAGGTACTAAATACTTTTGCTTTCTTTTTGCAATCATATACTGAATAAATAAAGATATATTATTTTCTACCACTGTCCAGGCATTATACCATTCTATAATAAGTTCTAGTCTTTCATGTGTTTTGTTAAGGTCATCAAACCTACCACACCATGCTGCAACAATTTTATCTCTTTCTACATATGAATCTATTGTACCATCAGCTTTATGTTTGGTAATTTCTTGTGATGTCTTGTATACAAATATGGAACACAATGAGTCTGAGGTAGTTGTCTTTCCTTCTGCAACAGGGTCAATAGATGCATAGTACATCCCAAAGGTTATATCTTTTGCAGGTCTTTCCCATACAACAAGAACTCCTTCTTTATTTTCTGTTTTTGCAGATATAGGAAATTCAGATATAGGAATTTTTTTAGATTCTTTTGCTGTGATTGTATTATTTTCATCTCTTGATAATTCTAAAAATTCTTTATAGTATGTACCATCTTCTATTCTTCTAATTTGTGATACAACTAATGCAGGATTAAACTTGGGAGCTTTTCTACTTGTAAATGCTTCTTCTATAGTTATAGGATGCTGAGATATACGCAATTGATAATCATCAGGTTTAAGATCTCTCTTCCATTGTATTCTTTCTTCTTTGATCATTTCTAATGCTTTCTCTACTAGAGAGTTACCATAGTTATCTATACATGGTATCATTGACCATTGCTGAGGTATAAACAATCCACACTGACCTTTAGTACCTTTATCATCTAACAAGTCAGTTTCAACAGCAAGAATGTCTTTACTGTTTGGCATCATTAACATTTCTCTTAAAGGTTCACATTGATCTAAATCTCCAACAGAACCAGCAACAACAAATTGTCCAGTATATACCATACCAGACTTCATTGCAGGAAGTAAGTATTCTAATGTTTGATTCATTTTAGGGGCAATACCTGCCTCCTCATGAAAGAAAAAAGTACAAGGACCTCCTACACCATTTGTAGGATCTTTGTCTAATATAAGTCCTAATAATACAGATTTTAAACCTATATCTCTTTTTCTACCAGATTGATTTATTTCAATCTTTTGTTCCCAGTTAAATATCTTATCTGGAGTACATGGTCTATACCATGCAGTATAAGTATTAAGAAAGTTTCTGTATTCTTCAAGAAAACGCCATGTACCTTTTTCTCCAATATAGTCTTTTAAAGATCCTGCCATTTTATTTATAGAACCTTCTTCAAACCAAAAGTAATTTATCATTTTTCCTGCATGATAATAACTAGATGCTATCTGACGTTTCTTTAATATAAGTGCATGTTTAGAACTATGTCTACCAATTTCTTCATATAGTGCCATATGATACTGTGCATCTCTGACACTAGCAAATCCAAACTTAGATATTTCTTTGTTATATATAGGAAGAAAGTTTAACCACATGTAATAGTCTCTTGAAAGATACCATCTGTTTTTTTTGTTCTTATATATTACACCATTTCTACATTTATCTTTTTCAGTATCCCAATAAGTAATATAATCTTTTGAACGCATTGGAGCATAGCAATACACTTTGTTATTTTTTTCAAAGTTTGTTGCTTGTTCATTAAACTTTTGTGATGTTTCATCAAACTCATATTTACCTGGTTCCTTAAATAAAGACCACATAAACTTTACAAATTCTTCTCTTGTTTCAAAATCTGTGTGTGACCATACATCAGTTGTATCATCATATGTTGGTACAGATATATACATTCTTATGATTTATTTGGAAATTCAAAATCAAAAAGTTGTATCAATAGACTTTCAAAAGATGGGTCTCTATATATTCTATGTGTAGATTTAGCACCATTCCAATAAGCTGAATGATCTTCTCTATGAAAAGCTGTCCAAACTTCTTCATTGTGGTTATAATGAAATAACCAGTTATATAATTGTTCTTTTTCCATAATGTTTACATTTGATCGTATCCTAAGTTTTGTCCTCCTCTTACAGAGCTTTTTTGTTCTTCCATTAAATCTTTATATGCTCCTCTAAATGAGAGTCTTATAGGTTCAAATTTTGCTGCAGCGTTTACAATTGCAGTTATGTTTCCATCTCTACCATCTGTTATTTCACTATTTTCCATATATGAAGCTAACTTATCTAACATAGTTTTGATACCCATGTATGCACGAAACGTAGGAGTTTGGTAAAGCTTTTCACAAAATTTTCTAGCAGTAATGATAGTGTCATCCTCCAAACTAAAATTAACAGTAAGCTGCGAAAGTATAAGTTCTTCTTTTTCATGTTCTAGTGTATCAAAGTATGGGTTTAAATCTGGGTTAGGGCAGGTCATATAAAATAAATACGCGTATACATTATGATAATCTTCAGGATATTCATCCATGATAGTCCTTAAATCTCTTAATGTATAACAATGTTCTGATGGTACAACTTGTCCATTATTTATATCAAATAATTTAATCATTATTTCTTTTTTACTTTATCTTTATTGCTTTCATACCATTTAAGTACAGACATGACTTCACTTTTAAGATAAGGCATTTCATATACTTCTATATCTCTAATTATAGGTTCTCCTTCATCGGATAGTTTTGTTATAGGATATTCAAACTCATCTGTTTGTTCTTCTTCTTCAAAACTAATATGATGAATAATAAGCTTACCTGCTTTTAAATTAGGATTATGCTTCAATATAATATACATATAAATACTTAATTGTAAATTATAATGATTTAAATTACAGTCATCTAGGTGCGCTAGAGGACCTAACATTTTTTTAGAAATACCCTCCCAATTTACAAAAGAAGTTTTATCAATCTTTTTATTAGTCTTGTAATCAGTTATATGTACTGTATCATTAACAATCTCAACTAAATCAGATTGTCCACATATACCAGCAGATTTTAAATATACCATGTGTTCAGGATATATACCATTAATTAACTTCTGTAAGGGAGCTAACTTTTTACCAGTACCATCTAACAAAGGTTTAATAACTGGAAGTTGTACTTCATGTCTTACTATAGTTTCACAACCAATAATATCTTGTTCTCTTTGATCATGATACCAGTTACCTAATGTACATGCTCTATCTGATTCTCTTTTCCAAGCAGCTTGAATCATTGCTGGTGACATACCTCGCCACTTGTTTGTTTTCTTTTGATTTTGAGAACATTTAAGTGCAATTGCTTCAGAATCAAATGGTTGCTTTAAAGCACCAAGTAATGTTGTTACTGATACCCATTTAGTTTTATCTTCTGGATCTATTGATGCATAAGAATGTGTTTGTGCTTCAAATACTATTGCCATAATTAAACAGTATTTAATTGTTGGTTTACAATTGCTTCTTCTTGTTCAGTAAGTTCAGCTTTCCAAAATCCTTTTGGACAATCAGAAGATAAAGATCTTGTCTTTAACTTTAAAGAACATCCACATTCTCCACAACAAGGTTGTGTTCCAGGTACTGCACATTTTGCACCAGTAGTATCTATAAATTCACAAGACCTGCATATCTCATTTCTAAAAAATGCAATGTCTTCTACATGTTTGGTTTTGAAGATGTTGTTCTTTACACCTTCTGCAATCTTGTTGCGTTCTTTCCAAATTCTAATCAAGTTTCCCATCTTTGTATATTTGTTTTTTAAGTT